AAAATTCTTTTTGAATAGTTCTGCAATGTTCATATGGCATAAGATCCTTTACTAAAAAAGTATAGCTCCAATCACAAAAGAAACAATAGCAATAACTATTTCAGTTCTGTTATGTAGTTGCCATACTAGAAATTTTTCAAATTTTAAAATTGATTGTTGTTTAATCACTTCTTTGTATTTATTTATCATCATCTTCCTCCAAATTTCTCAGCTGATAGTCATAACTGCCTTCTTCGTGCTCGTCTGTAATCCATTTAGCTGAATTTTCTACGGAATATATTTTACTACTAACTAATCTATTAATCAAGTTTTTGTTTGGATCAACACCCATAGATGCATCAAACATTTTAAGCCTATTATTAGGCTGTATTGCAAAGTTACCATCCTCTAATTCTAGTACATGACCACATTTATGCTGGTCTGGTTTTTCTGCATAACCAAAATTTAGTTCGTTAAAATCTCCTGCGCACCAATCTATTGTAAATAAATATTTTCCTTTACGTTTTACTTTACGTCTAGATATATATTGCATAGTTGCACCAGCTAATTCATAAAAAGTTGTAACACTTACATTATAACTAAAGCTGTCCCACATAACTAACTCATCTAGTGGTAGTTCTTTTACTCCAGGTTTTGTGCAAAAGGCTGAGATAGGTGCTCGCCACCACAAACCACCGTCTTCCATTAAGAAATGAAACATAGGTACTCTGTTTGGAATAGAACTAAATCCAAATACTCCAACCTCAAAATATTTATCGTGTGAATCTTTTTGATCTCGTAAATAGTTACCTCTTACACAGCATTCTATAACAGGTATGTTTGCATTTAAATAAGCCATTAGTCGTTTATACTACCCCAATTTTTACCGTGTTCGTAATCTACTTTGTTTGGTACTTCCAGAGTAACAGCTTGTTCCATAATCTCAACAATCTTTTTTGCCTGTGCGTCATTTTCTATTGATAAACATAACTCGTCATGTATTTGTATATGTGCTACAATTCCTTCTTTGTATAACTCTAACATAGATTTTTTTGTCATGTCAGCTGCTGATCCCTGTATTAATTTGTTTAAAGCTTTGTAAGCGTAGGCACGTTTAATTCCTGGTCCATGTTCCGCCAACGCATCTTCGTGTGTCATTGCTTTGTGCATACCAAAACTGTTAGGTTCCCATAAATGAAACCTGCATAGTCGTCCCAGCAGTGTACGTATCTGTCCACGGTCCTGTGCTCTGTTAGATGCTTTGTCCATAAGTTGTTTAACAAAAGGTACCTTTGCGTGATACGTATTAAATAGTTCTGCAGCTTTGTCTTTAGATACACCTAGTTCTGCCTGTAGTTTTGCTTTACCCATACCATAAAATAAACCAAGGTTAATTGTTTTCGCTTGTGTTCTAGGTATCTCTGCCATGTCTGCTACAGTCTGGTGAAAGTCTGCACCAGCGTCGTTTTGATAAGAATCTACCACATCATACACTGAGGGTAATTTATATAATGCTGCGTAGTGTACAACAAGACGTGGTTCTTGTTGTGAGTAGTCAAAACAACCCCACTTACAATCTTCTTCTGGTATAAATAATGATCTTATTTTAGGGCCTAAATCTTTATTACGTGCTGGAATCTGTTGTAGGTTAGGATTCTGATAAGAAAACCTTCCTGTAACTGTACCTCCTCCTGCATTACGTAACTGATTTATCTCTGCATGTATTCTACCTTTGTGTTCATAGCGTAAAATAGAATCTATAAAAGTTGTGTGTGCTTTGTTAACTTCTCTTGCCTTTGCAATCATATTAACAACAGGATGCTCGTGTTCTTGTAAAAAGTTTTTTGTAAAACTAGGTGCTTGTGTTTTCTCCGTTCGTTCAAACTCTATCTTTAAATTTTCAAATACTTCTGCTATACTGCTTGCGGCCCAAATCTGTGGTCGTACATTAGTTTCTTTTTCTATTGCTGTTAGTATATCCTGTTCTTCTTTTACTAAAGTTTTTTTAAGATTGTGTGCTGCCTCGACGTCAACTCTTACACCTTTAAATCTCATGTCAACTAGACAAGGAAATAAATCTGTTTCTAAATTAAAAATAGATTCTAAGTCTTGAGATATAATTTCTTTCTTCATTTCTTGCCATAAACCAAACGTTGCTTCTGCATCTCTTTCTGCGTAAGACCCAACATTTAATGATGGTAATTTATACATTTCTGATTTAGGATCTATACCCCATTCAGCTGCTGCTTCTGCAAGTGCTGCTTCGTTTTTACCAAAACCTAAATACTTCCATGACAAGCTATTAAGATCATATCTAAATCTATTCTCATCAGTCACAGCTGCAGCTATCATTGTGTCAACAATCATACCATTGATAGTTAAACCCATAGCTTTAATCCAACATACATCATACATTGCGTTGTGAAATATTTTAATTGATTCTGTTTTTAAAATATCTTGAAACCATTCTAAAACTTTTTTACGATCCATGTTACCGCCACCTTCGTGTGCTATTGGAAAGTATCCTTTGTAATGTGTTGTTGCTACAGCTATTCCTATAACTTCTCCGTTACCAATAATAGAACCCGATCCTTTTTTAATTAAGTCTGGGTCCCTTGTCTCCAGGTCAATTGCAATTTCGTCAACCTGTCTGAGATCAGGAAATTCTGTAGGTATAACCCATTCTGTTTGTGCACTAAATTTAGGTATCTTCATAGTGTTTCCTTTTGATATATATGGTTAGTTTCTATTTTTTTATTTAATTTTTCTTTGTTGCTAAACGCATACAAAGCAGCTTTGTAATTATGTGGAAATATTTCCCAATCAACTAATCTTGGATATATTTCTAAATTAAATTTATGTTTATCAATCTTAATTGTTTTTATAATTATACTTCTTTTCATAATGTTAGATAACAAAAAATCAGTAGGCAAGTAAACAGCCCCATATAAAATGGTATATGATTATTTGGTTCCATAATCCCTTTGTTTAATCATTTCTAAATAATGTATTGCTTTATCGATGTCTGCTACTCCGCCTTTCTTCGAGTGTCTGCATATATACTTTATAGCCGACCCTTCTGCAAAAAGCAATTTATTCTTGTTTATAAACTCTGCAGGCTGTATCTCCATGTACATATAGTGTGTCCCCGAAACTTGTTTTAAGTATGGATTTTCTTTCTTAGATGTCATAACTTCTATCCTCCCTTTTTGGTGTCATTATATATAAGTTTTGTTTTGTACGAGTAACACCTACGTACCAAACTCTATGTTCCTCATCATGCTTGTCTTCGCTCTTGTCTACTGCTTCTCTTATTTTTTTTGTATTATCTAAAATCAATAAAACATTTGTTGCTTCGCCACCTTTAGCAGCATGTATTGTGGATAATTTTACTCTAGCAGGATGTGATAATTCTTCTTTGTTACGCAACATTTCTCTTATGTATAAACATTCTTCTGGATCAGATTTAAAAACTTCATACCATTGGTCTTCAATACTGTAATTAAATTCTTTTAAATCATACATTCTTTCTTCTTTTA